TGCTGTTGCTTTCCCGATTGTTCGTCGTGTCTTTGGCGGTCTCGTTGCTAACGATATCGTTTCAGTTCAGCCCATGAGCCTCCCCTCTGGCCTGATCTTCTTCATGGACTTTACCTACACCAACTCACGACTTGGTGAAACCGCAGGTCGCTCCATTTATGGTACTGACAAAGTGGCAAAAGGCATCAGAGATGGTGTCAACATCATTGATAGTACCTACACTACCAATAACGGTGGCCCCTACTTGATGGGTGGAACTTATGCTTCCCCTACCGCTTCTTGTCGGGTTACCTCCAGTGCAGTCTCTGCTATTGACTACATTGATCTGGACGCCATCACCGATGCAGAAGCAAAGAAAATTCGCTTTGACCCGGACCTCTCCGGCTCGACCTCTCTCAACCTGTGGGAGATTGCTCTTACTCGCGCCGATCTGGAAGTATTCGGCGAAACTACTGATGATCTGCTTGACTATGATAACTTGCCGGCGTTTACTATGACTGGCGACCAGTTGGCAGAATTTGTATCTGGTGGTGTTGATGCAATTGTTGACATCGCTTCCGGCAACACCAAGCAAATTCGTCGCCTGACCCAGCAGACTTCGACTCTGCTTAAGCTTTACTTTGTGTCCGAGCTTGGTTGGGGTGCTAACTTGGCAATTAAAACCGGCGTTGAAAAACAAGGTAATCTGGTTGCTCCGGTTAAAGACGACTTTGATATCGGCGGCGCGATTGGTTCCGTTGTCGGTGGAGATCCTTGGGGCCTTGAAGGTGCTGGTTCTGCTGCTGGTACTTTTGATGGCAGGGCTCGCGACTTGATCCCCGAAATCGATATTAAAGTTGATTCGGTTGCTGTCACCGCGCAAACCAAAAAGCTCAAAGCAAAATGGTCTCCGGAACTTGGTCAAGACCTCAACGCATACCACAACTTGGATGCAGAAGTTGAACTTACCTCGATCCTTTCCGAGCAGATTGCTCTTGAAATTGACCGTGAACTTCTGAATGACCTCGTGAACGGCGCTACTGCTGCTACCCGTTACTGGTCGCGTTCACCCGGTCTTTTTGTGGACCGAACCACTGGCGCAGAAGTTGGTGCAAACACTGCTGCTCCGGACTTCACCGGTACTGTTTCCGAGTGGTATGAGACTCTTGTCGAGACCATCAACGATGTGTCCGCAGAAATCCACACCAAAACTCTCCGTGGTGGTGCAAACTTCATTGTTTGTTCGCCGCAGGTTGCAAACATTCTTGAGTTTACCTCTGGTTTCCGTGCTTCTGTCACTGCTGATGTTGCCAAAGGCGACATTGGTGCTGTCAAGACTGGCAACCTTTCCAAGAAGTTTGACGTTTACGTTGACCCCTACTTCCTCAAGAACGTGATTCTTGTTGGTCGTAAAGGTTCCAGCTTCCTTGAAAGCGGTTATGTGTACGCACCTTATGTGCCCCTGCAAGTGACCCCGACCATCTTTGGTGTCGAAGACTTCGTGCCCCGAAAGGGTGTCATGACCCGTTACGCCAAGAAAATGGTCCGACCCGATATGTACGGTCTGGTTGTTTGTCGCGGACTTAACGGCGAAAGCGGAGCATAATTTTAATTTAGGTTAAAATTACAACCCTCCTTTTATTGAAACCCCCTTCCTTTCAGGTTGGGGGTTTTCTTTTGTCTTCAACTATTTATTAGAAAACCTTATAAATCGGGAGATCTAATGAATGGCTATCCCCACATTAACACCTGTCAGTCAAACAAGCAAAAATATCTTACCTGAAACTGGGTCTGTTGCAAATGTAACAAGCACATCAGTTCCTTTTGGGGTCTATCTTAATTCCAATGACTTTCTTTCCGGAGCGGCAGATCAGGTTAACTACACTTACCGTAAGTTGGGTGGTGATCTTCTTGAAATTGAATTATCAGAAAAACAAATCTATACTGCTTATGAAGAAGCAACTTTAGAATATTCTTACCTTGTCAACATCCACCAAGCAAAGAACTCTCTGGGCGATTCTTTGGGGGCTACAACGGCTTCTTTTGATCATTTGGGGGAATACAAGGCAGGAACCCTTTCTTCGTCTTTAAGCGGCGGAAACGTGGCTTTAAAGTACACAAAATTCTCTTATGGTTATGCTAGAAGGTTTGGAGATGCAGCAGCCACAGAAGCAACTGTTGGTGGCACTCAAAACTTTTATTCCTCTTCTTTTACTTTGCAAGATGATGTACAGGATTATGATCTGATTTCCGCAATCTCTTCTTCTGTTGCATCCGGTTCACTGCCGGCGACAATTGATTATGAAAACAAAAGAATCATGATCAGAAGAGTTTATTATCTTTCTCCTAGAGCGATCTGGCGGTTTTATGGGTATTATGGCGGCTTGGGCGCAACTGGTAACTTGAGCACCTATGGGCAGTTTGCAGACGATTCTACTTTCCAATTGGTACCAGTTTGGCAAAACAAAGCTCAAGCAGCCGAGTATGAAGATGCAATTAGAACCAGAACGTCTCAATATTCTTATGAGATTAGAAACAACAAGATTAGGATTTTCCCAATTCCACCTTCTCTTTTGAACAATAAAAAGATGTGGTTTGAGTTTACAGTGGATTCAAATCCTTGGGAAGACGATGCTGATCGCCCCTCTGGTGTTGATGGTGTCAACAATATGAACACCCTTCCTTTTGCGAACATTCCATTTGAAAGCATCAACTCGATCGGAAAGCAGTGGATCAGAAGGTTTGCTTTGGCTCTTTCAAAAGAAATGTTGGGACAGATCCGAGGAAAATTCAGCACTCTTCCAATTCCGGGTGAATCTGTTACTCTTAACCATTCTGAATTGCTTTCACAAGGCAAAGAAGAGCAAGATAAATTAAGAGAAGAATTAAAAACAATTTTGGATGAGATGACTTATCCAAAATTAATTGAATCAGATGCTCAAATGACAGAGAATGCGCAAAAGGTTTTCACGTCTGCTCCAAATTACATTTTGATGGGATAAGGAAGTAACAAATGTCAACAAATAACAAATGGTCACAGCCAGACGCTCCGCCTCCTCCAATGTTCTTGAACCAGAAGGAAAGAGATCTGGTCAAGCAAGTTAACGATGAACTGATCGAGCGTGTTATTGGGCAAACTATCCTTTATTATCCTATTGATTTGGAGTTGACAAACTTCCATCCTCTTTATGGAGAGTCTATGGAAAAAACCTTTCTCCCTCCTGTCAGGGTTCACGCAATGGTTAAGTGGGACTCACAGGCAACAAACAACACAGGATACGGAATTGATCGCTTGCAGAAGATCTCAATCAACTTTCACAAAAGAAGATTAACAGAAGATCAAAATCTTTTTGTTAGGGAAGGGGATTTTGTTCTTTATGCAGATCTTTTTTATGAAATTGTCACCTTAACAGAACCCAAGTGGCTGTTTGGACGAGGAGACAAGTCTTTTGAGATAATGGCAGAATGTATCCGAGCAAGAGAAGGAACTTTCAATGCACAATAAAAAAAGAGATGAAAAACTAGAAAATGGAGAAGTTGTTTATCTTCAGCCTTCAAACTTGGAAAACATTGACTTCTCTGTTTTTGAGTGGGTTGATGAGCACCTTAATATTTCCATAGAAACAAACAAAGGCTTTGAAAAAGTTCCAGTTATTTGGACTTCCGCTGAAAGATCTTTTCAATCCAAGAACGACAAAGAATTGCGCGATTCCGAAGGTGGATTGATCTACCCTATCATGACAATTGCTAGAACAAGCGTTACAAAACCTAGGAATAAACGCGGTGTCTTTTTTGCTCCAATGCCGGAGATCAACGACTATAGAGGCGGAGCAGTAAAGATCACAAAGAAACTAAATCAAAACAAAACAGCAAACTTTGCAAACGCTGACGCTTTTAAAGACCCCGGAATAAGACAAATCAACTTTGTTCTTCCAAAGAAAAGAGAAGAAAAAGATGTTTTTAAAACAATTTCTATTCCGCTCCCGGTTTACATTGAAGCAAATTATCAGATTAGCATTAAAGCTCAGTTCCAACAGCAAATGAACCAAATGATTAATCCATTTATTTCCAATGTTGGTGGAATTAACTATTTCCCTCTTTCTAGGAATGGGCACTTTTATGAAGCTTTTATCCAAGATGACTTTGGAATTGCAAACAATGTTGAGAATATGGGCTCGGAAGAAAGAACATACGAAGCAAAAGTAAATATAAATGTCTTTGCTTACCTTGTTGGCGAAGGCGACAACCAATCGAAGCCTTTCTTGGTTGAAAGAGAAAACCCAGTTCAAGTTAGGTTTATGAGAGAGAAATCTAGTTTAGGTGAAAAGAATGATCGAACTGATCCTGTAAAAGATTATAGAAACTTTGGAGAATAATTCTTTTTGAGCCTGATCAACCTATTTATTATAAGAAAAATGATATTTGATGTATAGGAGATTATTGAATGTCCGCTAAGAATTTTAGATTTAGATCCCCCGGAATTCGAATTGAAGAGATCGATCAAAGCTTCATTGACGAGCCAATCCTTTCCAATGTTGGTCCTGTTATTGTTGGGCGTTCCCAGCAAGGGCCTCTGATGAAACCGGTTGTTGTTAGTTCTGTTGATGAGTTTATTCGAGTTTTTGGCGTTCCTGCTGCTGGAGGAGTTTCAGCAGGGGACGGATGGCGAGATGAAAACACAACTTCCCCCCACTATGGAGCACACGCTGCTGTTGCTTACTTGAGAAACGCTGCTCCTGTTACTTTTATCCGATTGGGCGGATACCAACACCCACAAGCATCAGAGGCCGGCTATGCTGGTTGGAAAACAACTGATATTACACCTGATTCTGACTTAGCAGCCAACGGCGGTGCTTATGGCCTTTGGCTGTTACCTTCAGCTTCTAGCGGTGAGCACGGAACAGGCTCTCTTGCTGCTGTTTTCTACATTGATGAAAAGGCCGGATTGGCTGTCGGACAAGGTTCAGATGCTGCAACTCACTTTTTGGGTAAGTTTACGGGCAAAATGAGCACAGCAGACATTGATTTGTATTTTACATCTTCTATCGCTGCTGGATATGATGAAGTTCAGAAAAAACAATATAAAATCTCTTTGAACCCGGATAAGGCAAACTTTATCCGTAAAGCAATGAACACAAGCCCAGTTGCTTGTAACTCTGCTTTGAATGATAAAAGAGAGCTTTTCTGGGTTGGTGAGACCTTTGAAGACAACATCAAGAAATTGGCTGATGCAGATTCTAATTCAGACACTCTTGCTTTCATCACAGCGCTGGATAAAGAAACCGAAAACAACAAAGCTGATTATCGTTATCCCGCACAAGCTGCAAAGACTGGATATGTATTCTCGCAAGACTTGGGAGCAGCCGGCTCTTTTGACCCGATTGATAACCCTCCCCAGAGATTGTTCAGACTTGTTGGCCTGACCGAGGGAAGCTGGGCTTCGAAAAACCTTAAAGTTTCTATCTCAAATATTCGATATACTAAAGTGGATTCCGCAGCAGATCCTTATCCTACTTTTAGTGTTCAGGTTCGCGGGGTTTCTGATCGTGATGATGCTCCAGAAATCTTGGAAGCATTTGATAACCTCAATCTCAATCCTCGTTCTTCTGATTATGTTGCTAGAAGAATTGGAGATCAATATCTTAAGCTGGATCAGACAACTGATAAATTTGATGTTGTTGGTGAATTTCCAAACCGGTCTCGCTATATTCGAGTTGAAATGCACCCAGCCGTAAAGGCAGGTAACGCAAATCCTGAACTGGTTCCGTTTGGCTTCTTGGGGCCGGCTCGACGACAGAAGTTTCAAATTTGTTCTGGCGCTCTTGATCCTGCGACCGGATATCTTAACTGGTCCGGTTCTTACGCTTCCTCTTCAGTGGCGTATGACATTAACGCGACTGGAGATGTAGATTGCATTGTGTCAAACAACGCCGGCGAAAACCAAGCGTTTACTGGTTCCCTAGAGTGGCCTGATTATCTTCTTCGTGTTACTGCCTCTAACGCTACTCGCGGATTGGCGAGAGGGGCTTACTTTGGTGTTCGAACGACACGCGAAGATACCGGTCGTTACTACTCCAGAGCTTATTTGGACCTTACTTATCCACTGGAAGGCAAAACTGGAGCCGGAATTGATCCTTGGGAAAAAGGTACTGGAACTGTTCACACTTTCGCATTCTCTTTGGATGACGTTCGACAAGCTTCTTCTTCTGCAAAAGGGTGGCAAGATGATGCTGTGTACGCTAATACAAACCGCACAGGCGGCTCTTCTATTTCTGCTACTGGTATTTACTACAAGCCGCAGGGAGCCAACGTTGCAGCAGCCTCTTGGACGCGCCTTTACAGCAACACTTCCGAAGGTTGGAAGATTGTTTTGGACGCTGGTTATAATAAGTTTACGATGCCTCTCCACGGTGGTTTTGATGGTCTGGACATCAAACAAAAAGATCCTTTCTCCATCGATGAATTGGACGGTGGCGCTGCAAATGATGGCCGAACAAACTATGCTTGGTACTCCGTCCTCACGGCTATCAAAATGTTCAAAGATCCTGAGTTCTTGGACGCAGATGTTGCAGCAGTTCCCGGCCTGATGGAACCCAACTTGAACGTTCAACTGGCTGATTATGCTCGTGAAAGAGGCGATATGCTTGCAGTTCTTGATTTGGATTCTCAATATCGACCGCTTGAAGTTCTCAAACCTTCCGAGGTTGGAACAAACGCGAAAAGAGGAACTGTTTCTGGTGCAATCAACCACAGACGGGGCGACTTGGCACAGGTCAATCACTCTTATGCTTGCACGTTCTATCCTTGGGTTGATATTGTTGATGCAAGAAATGACGCAACTGTTACTGTTCCCCCCTCCGTTGCGATGCTTGGCGTGTTTGGGCGAGTTAAACAAACTTCTGATGTTTGGTTTGCTCCGGCAGGGTTCAACCGAGGTGGTCTTTCCTCCGGTCTGGCTGGTGTGACCGTTGTCAACGTGAAAGATAGATTGACTTCTTCTGAGAGAGATGACCTTTACGATAACGGAATTAACCCCATTGCTAACTTCCCCGCAGAAGGTATCGTGGTCTTCGGACAGAAAACCCTTCAACTGGAAAGGTCGGCATTGGATAGGATTAATGTTCGACGACTGCTTATCTTCCTGAAGCGAAGAATTTCGGCAATTGCAAAAACTGTTCTTTTCGAGCAAAACGTTCAAGCAACGTGGTCTGACTTCTCTAGAAGAGCAAACGAAGTTCTGGAAGGAGTGAAAGATGGATTGGGTCTGGTAGATTACAGATTTGTCTTGGACAACACAACCACCACACCTGACCTTGTTGACCAAAACATTCTTTATGCAAAGCTTTTCATTAAACCAGCAACAGCGATTGAGTTTATTGCTCTGGACTTCATTATCACAAACACTGGTGCAGAGTTTCCAGAATAATATAAAAGAACTAGTTAATAATAAAAGTAGGAGAATATGAATAAATGGCTAGAACAAAGAATAGATTTTGGCACCAAAGCACAATCCAACCGAAGCGGCAATTCAAGTTTGTCGCAGAGGTTGGAAACGGTAGGGTTCTTTATCCTTACCTGTTGAGGAAAATTACCCGACCCGAACTTACAATGCCGGACAAACAGCACAAGATCTTGGGTCATGAGTTTCATTTTCCCGTTGGAACCCAACAGTGGAATATTGTTAACATTGAGTTTATGGATATTGCAAAAGACTATGCAGACGATGGAGATGTTCAAAACGCTGCCTTGTTCCTTCAGAACGCAATTTATGCTGCGGGCTATATTTACCCAAAAAGTCTGCCCGATGCTACCGTTGGTCTTACTAAGGGGAAAGCAGTAGTTGCTATGAGTAACTTGGAGGTTTTCCAACTGGACGCAGAGAATCGCGTTTTGGAAACTTACACATTCCACAATCCTTTTATCACAAAAGTTAACTTTGGTGGTGAATTCTCCTACGATGCAGAAGATTTTGTTATGCCCAATATCGACATTCGCTACGACTGGGCAGAAATTCAGCCGGGACTTAGGGGTGTTCTTGACCAATCTTACGGCGGTCTCACTTCGGATGCAGACCGGCAAGCAGGTCGCGCAAGAACTTTGAGTGGCGACCGTCTCCCGGACGTTTAAAATAAAATAGACTTATGAGGTGATTAATGTCTTTAAGAAACAATTCAGAACGGCTTGGCGCTCATCCTACTAGCGAAGCGCCGGCTCCTGCCTTTGCAGAAAATCAATTTTCCTTTGTCCTTCCTACAATGTTTGTTGAACTCCCTTCAAAGGGAGAGTTTTATTTGGAAGGGCACCCTCTCCATGGCTTAGACGCAGTTGAAATCAGAATGATGACAGCTAAAGATGAAGACCTTTTGACAAACCCTGATTTGATCAAAAAGAAAGTGGTTTTGGATCGCTTGATTCAATCCCTTTTGGTTGATAAAAGATTAAGGGTTGATGATCTTCTTGTTGGAGACAAGAATGCTATTCTTTTGAATGCCAGAGTTGCAGGGTACGGCTCAGACTATGAAGTTGAAATTACATGCCCTAGTTGCGGTGCAAAAGAAAAGAAAGAATATGACATTGAAGAATGTCTTCAAACAAAAGAAAGCGAAGAGTTGGAAGAGGCTCAAAAAACAGAAAGAGGCACTTTTCTTGTTCAGCTTCCTTTGGTTAAGTACACTTGTGAAGTAAAGCTTTTGACAGGTAAAGAAGAAAAGAAGATCTTGAAAAACTTTGACTTTAATTCGAAGAAAAAGAAAAACACAACTCTAACAGATCAGTTAAAAGAAACAATCGTTGCCCTCAACGGTGACGAAGACAAGAAAAAGATTGAGTTCTTTGTTGATCATATGCCAGCATCGGATGCAAGGTTCTTGAGAAAGGTTTATGATAAATTAGCACCAGATGTTCAAATGGCCACAGAATTTGAATGCAGGGAATGCGAACACTTAGAGGTCATTGAGGTGCCTCTCACTGTTGACTTTTTTTGGCCTAAGTGATGAATACATCCAGCACGTATACGAAGAGATGTTTCTCTTGAAGTACCACGGTGGATGGTCTCTTTTTGAACTTTACAACCTACCTATCACCCTCAGAAGATGGTTTCTTCAAAGATTGAATGAAGAGATCGAACGTCAGAACGAACAGATCGAAAAAGCCTACAAATCTAAATAATCTTACTTCCCATCTATTTATTGTGTGGTCTATAGAAATGACTAATTTAAGGAACTTTGTCAAATGGCAGATCAAGATTTTACAAAAATTCAAGCAGATCTACAAAGAGTGATCGCATCAGAAAGAGAACTTTTGAAAGTTAGGGAGGAAAGGCTCAACCAAAGTAAACAAACCGTAGAAGTGCAGAACAAACTATTAAAAATTGAAACTCAAAGAATAGAAAATGATATACAAGATCGTAAGCTGCAAGCGGACATGAAGGATGATGCCAAAGAAAAAGCAGAAATACTTAGAGAGATTGTTGAACTTGAAGAAGAGTTAGAAGAAGCCAACGAAAAACTTAAAAAGTCAGAAGAAGCTTTACAAGAATCAAAAGAAAGAAACTTTAAAACAACTTTAAAACAGATAGATGTCTACACAAAGTTAGAAAGTGTAATGAAAACACTTAAAAACCCATATGCGGCATTGGGGAAAGCTTTAAACTATCTTATCAACCTAAGTATTGCAGCAACAAAGACTTACGACGAACAAAGAGCAGCCCTTGCAAAATTAACTGGTGGTTTGTCTAGGTATAATCAAGAATTAGCAGATGGAATGAACCAAGCATCTTTGTATGGCGTAACAATGGAAGAATTTGGAAAATCATTCAATGATGCTGCTGCCGAACTTACTTCTTTTGGCTCCTTGAATGCTAGCACAAGAAAAGAAATTGGTCTATTAGCTGGTCAAATGGGCCGGCTCGGTATGGACAACTTTTTGAAAAACTTGGAGATGGGAGTTCAAGGTTTGGGTATGACCCAAGATCAGGCAATGGAAACCCAAAAAGAATTGCTTGGGTTGGGTTCTGCATTGGGGCCTAAATTCAAAAAAATGATGGATGCCGACTTCGGACCAGCAATGGAATCTTTGGCTGCTCATACAAAAGGAAAAGCAATTCAAGTTTTCAAAGAGTTGGCAATCCAATCAAAGAAGACAGGCTTGGAATTGTCAAAATTAAGAGCATTTTCAGAGCAATTTGATACATTTGAAGGTGCTGCCTCTGCCGTTGGAAAGTTGAATGCTGCTTTAGGTGGGAACTATTTCAATTCTCTGGAGCTTTTAAAAGCATCGGAGTCCGAGAGAGTTGATATTATCCGTCAAGGTATGGCCCTTTCAGGTAAGAGATTCCAAGATCTTTCTCGTTTTGAAAAGAAGTTTATGGCACAGGCGTTAGGGGTTTCTTCTGTTACAGACGCACAAAAGCTTTTGAGAACAGAGCAGGAAAAAGAAGCAGAAGAATTGGAAAGGTTAACAAAGCAAGGTGAAAAGTTTGGCCTTTCAGCCGAACAAATGAAAGAGAGAATAAGAGCAACGCAAAAAGTTTCAGAACAGTTCCAAATGGCAATGCAAAACTTGGCATTTGCCTTCAAACCGGTTATTGATTTTCTTTCAAAGACGGCTAAATACCTAGCAGAGTTCATGGAAAAGTTTAAAAAAGCAGATCAATCAGGTCGTGCTTTCGCTGCTAGCTTAGGGATACTGGTTATTTCCTTGGTGGCCATCAAATTAGCTTTGATGGGTATTAGTAAGGTAGTTGGCCTTATGGGGATCTTTGGGGGCGTAGGTGGTGGAGCAGCAGCAGCCGCAGGTGGTGTAGGGCTTTTAAAATCTCTAGGGATTGTTGTATTAGGGTTGGTAGTTGCTGGCGCTGCTTTGTACTTCTTAGGCACTACAATCATGCCTGCTTTGGGCACTGGCTTTAAAAAACTTAGTGAAGGACTAAAATCATTGGAAACTATTTCATGGGAGGCAATGGGCAAAGCAGCCGCTGGACTGACCGTGATTACGGGTACTATATTTTTATTGGGGAAATTCTTGACCACGGGATCTCTAGGGATGGGGGCCATTGCCTTTGCAGTAGTAGTAGCCGCTTTTTGGGCCTTGAGTGGTGCGTTGTATGCACTTGGAGGAGGAATTTCATCCCTAGGTGAGGGGCTCAAATCACTTGAAGGTGTAAGCGCTGAAAAGAGTATAAAAAAATTAGCCAATATTGCGAAACTTGTCAAAGAAATCAACACTAGAGGTGCTGATACATTAAAAATTAACTTAAACAAGATCAAAATAGAAGGCGATTTAGATTACACATTCACAGTTGATTTTGACAATATTCCTAAAAGTCGGCGTGATATGGAAAAGAAACTTGAAAAATTTGTTAAGGAAGTTGCTAAAAACACAAAAGCGATCAATGCAATCAAGGGGTATGGTCGATAAAGGAGTAGAGAAGTGGCAAAAGAATTTAAAGATGGGTTAAGAACAGGTGGAACAGATGTCTTCTCTAATAATGGTATATACTTAGAGTTTTATCATATTCCAACAAACAAATCAATCAAGTTTAAAGCTTATATAACAAACTATAATGAAACTTATGACACTTCTTTTGATCCTGTTGATGTGTATGGACGATTAGATCCAATTACAATCTACAAAGGAACTAAAAGAACAATCTCTTTAGGATGGGATGTTGTAGCAGAAACAGAAGCAGAGGCATACACAAACCTTCAAAGAGTTCAAAAATACATTCAAATGATGTATCCTCGCTACAATGAGTATGTATACGGAAGTGGGAAATCAAGTTACTCTGTTTCAGTTGTTGGCGCACCTCCGCTTTTGAAAATGAAGTTTATCAACCTTATTGCAGATTCTTCCAGATCTTCTTTCCAAAAGGTGGAAGAAGAGTTGGACACCAAGCGCGATCTAAACTCTGTTGGAGTTGGCCCATCTAGAGAGGCAGACGGAAGTACTCCGTTTGGAGGTGCTAAACCAAAATTACTATCAAGCTTGTATCTTGGTGCAGAATCGTATCTTGGTGCAGAATCTGTACGAAAATCCAATCTTATAAAGTTTGGATACACTCACGGAACAGCAAAAACACACGGTATCATTGTTGCTCCGGGCTCTTTGACTGTTGATAATCACATTCACGATGAAGGTTCTCTTATTCGCTCTATAAATTGTGGTGTTGCTGTTTTGCCAACAAAAATTTCACTGGCAACCACTTATACAGTAATTCACAATCACGATCTTGGAGAATCTGATAGGTATTCAGTTGAAACAAAAGGTAAGAAAGTAAACAGGAAGTTTAAAAATAAAAGTAGAAGGTTCCAACATTTCCCATACGGAGCCCAAAGAGATATCAAGAGGTTGAAAAACTAATGCCAAGGAACAAAGAGTTAGGAAGAGGAAACTTTCTTGTAACAAAGTTTGATATGTTTAAACAAGTCAGCGAAAGAAGAAATATGGAAGCAATTGAATTCTCTTCAAATCTACGCTTCAATCCCATTCCAGAAAGTGTTGAAAGTCTTCTTTCTTATTATGAGCACGAATGGAAAAGAGGGGACAAGTTTTATAAATTGGCAGATCTTTATTATGGAGATGTTGACTATTGGTGGATCATCCCACTCTTCAACAATAAACCAACTGAATTTCATTTCAAAGCAGGTGACAAAATATTAGTTCCAGTTGAAATTGACTTTTTAATTGAACAGTATGGGTTTTAAAAATGGCAGACGATAAAAAAATCAATAAAAATAAACTTTCTTCCAGAATTCACAGAGCAGAACAATGCCTCTTGGCTGGTAATGTTATATCATTAACGGAGAATGATATAACTCGCCAAAAAATACAAGCAAATTTAAACTTATATGCTTGTGAAAACAAGCACCATTTTTCCTTGGGAACTCGTCCAGACATTGTGGAGGAAACAATAGGAACAACTTTTGTAGGCTCTGGTATGCAAGAGTTTATGGATCTAGATGAAGAGGAGATTTCTTATCTGGCTCCAAGGATAAGGCTTTTTAGAGTACAAAGTGCAAAAGAAGCAGCGATACAAAAAACTAATTCAAATATTAAAAACTTACAAAATAAAAACAAGCAACAAGCTAGTGAATATAAGAAATCAAAAATAATACAAAGGGGCGATAAAGCTACAAAGAAATTTTATGACAGACAGTTGAAGATGGACACAAAAGAAAGAAAAGATGAAATAAACAAAAACAAAAAAAGATTGAAAAAACTAAAATCATCTGATGAAATTCTAGAATTTAAATTTGAAAATTTTCAAAATAATGAAGATATCAACAATATTATAACTGGAAAAAGAGACCGTGTGCAGGAAGCAGGGATTGTTAGCTGCAACTGGCGGTTGATGGGAAAAAACCCAGTTGAGGCAGAACGACAAGTCGATGTTGAAATTAAGTTTTTCTTTTCTTCAATCGAAACCCTACTTTCGAATGGCGCACCCGGAACAAATGCACCAAATTATTTAGATTTGATACCAGACTTTAAAAGAAGTGATGATTTTCAATATGACGTTCTTTTGTCGGTTGGATACGAAGTGCCAGATAAAAACTTTCAAACAATTGTTGGAAGTAAGCAAAGATATGAAAAAATAATAAACGCGATTAAAATGTCCAACAAAGTGTTGAATTTAAAATTTACAACACAAGACATTGAATTTGATCAAACTGGTACGATCTATATGACAATTAGATACATTGGTTATATGGAAGAGAGGCTGGCAAAGATTTTATTGTTTAATGACCTTGGCCCTTCCAAGTACCAACAAGTCCAGTCAGAATATATAAAAGAAAATGAGAAAAAAGCATATAACGCAAAAGTTAAAAGCATTGCCCAGACAATTCTAAAAGCATATAGGAAATTTCCTCCTCCAAAAACTTTGTCTTCGTGGTGGTGGAAGCAGTCTGCGGTAAAAGAGGCAGAAGACAAATATAGACGGTATCAAAAAGTTTTAAATAAAATGGAGACAGTTGTGAATGCTGATTTAGCAATTAATTTATCAGCAAAAATTGACACTTTAAAATTAATTAATCAAGAGATATATAAGTTAAAAAAAATTGCCGGCTCAACAAAGAAAGGCGCTCCAGCTAGTGAGAAAGGCCTACAATCTGGTGTTAAACAGATCACTATTAAAACACAAGAGCTTGCTCACGTTATAGGATTGAGCGATCTTAAGCAGTTTTTTGAAAAAGAGGATATCAAAAAACTTTTAAATAAAAGATCTTATAAATATTATTTAAGCTCTTTAAAGCAAGAAGAATCTGTATTGGTGCCAAGCTACTCATCTAACTCCGCTATAAAGGGGTTAGTGGATAATTTGGGAGACTTATCTAAAAACATCTCAAAAGGTAAACAAAGAACAAACAAGAAAGAGTTAAAAAAATCTTTAAATAAAATAATATCTAAAGCATCTATTCAAAATGCCGATGCTTCAAAGCAAAAATACACAATCGAATATACTACCCTAGGTGCAATATTCGATGCTTTTATAGAAGTATGTTTAAAATCAAAAGTCAATATCGCAAAGAAGCCAGAGATAAACAATTTTTTAGAAAGGTCTAGATTTGTTTTTGGAAACATAAGAATGCTGTCATACCAAAGGGACGGCTCTTCAAAAGAAGTTATTGTTTCTTTAAACGATTTCCCAGTTTCTGTTAAGTATTTTAATGCTTGGTTTTTAAACACAATTGTTGATGGAGGATCTAAATCTTTAAGCTTATTAAGAGCTTTCAATTCCTTTGTCTCAAAATTAGTAGTTTCCAGTGTTGGTTCAAGTTGTTTTCGAAATCAAGACACAGACTTTAAATCTTTTCCTAGAAATAGTATAAGTGTGAGTTCGCATTTTATTAACAGCGATCTAGACCCCTTTACCTATCAAATGGGCAAGCAAAAATTATCAGAACTTCCAACAGACGAAAAAAGATTAGGTGGTTCTTTCTTTCTTAAAATGATTAGGAAATATGATCAAGAGAGGTTGATACATGAAAACTATAAGTCAATATTTCATTATGTGATTATTGGCGCTAGGAATTCGTTTTTATCATCTAGACAGCAAAATATTATAAATGATTCTAAAACTGGAATTTTTCACTTTTTCCTAGGAAGGGACAATGGTTTGGTTAAAACTATAAACTTCTCCAAGGCAGACCAAAAGTATTTAGAAGAAGTGAATTTAACTCGCCAAAACACAAATACAAGATTAGAGACATTTAGAAGAATTTACAATGCACAAATAGAACTGTTCGGAAATTCTGCGTTTATCCCCGGACAAATGATTTATATCAATGCGGATTCGATATCTAAAAACTCTAATATTGCCTTGGATTTAGGTTTGGGAGGATATTTTGTTATAACAGAAGTTTCAAACTCTTTTGAAGGGGGTGCTTACAATACTAGTTTGAAATGTATTTGGGTTGGCTTTGGCAGAGGGGGTCGATTAAAATACGGCTCTGCCGGGCGGCAAAAAGGACAATCCGCTTCTGATGTATTTTCAGAATTAAATGCCATTTCAGATATTGTGTTCAAGATAGCTAGAGCTTCAAACGTTAAAAATAAAGGAACAGTCATATTCACAAAAACATCAGTCGTCTCCCATGCCGAATCTTATAGAGAATATCTATATGAACAGTTTAAAAAAATATACCCAGATGTAGATCTCAAGTAAGGAACTAATCAAATGGAAAAGTTTGATCTTGATAAGATCAATTTAGATCTTAGCGAAAATTATACAAACGATGTTATTCCTTCAAACCAGTCCAACCAATCTTCCTTGAAAGAAGCATTTGTTGAAAGACTAAAGTTTATCAAAGGAGGCTCTCCAATCCTTCTTCCTGATGGCTTTGATTTTGTCAAAACAGGATTTTACTTTGGGAAAGTAAACGAAAAAGGACAAGTTATAATCCCAAAAAGATCTTCTTTTCAATTGGTTGATCCAAAATTCACAGATGACGAAGAGATCTACCTTAACAAAGACCTTTATAACATATATCAAAATTTTTATGATATAAGAAAATATGACTTTGCAATAGGCAAAAACCAAATTGATTTATTCTCAGAAGTTTTTCTTATTCAAAAGGGGGCACAACTTCCAGAAGAAGTAGAAGAAGATTATTTGGATTTTGCTTCTGATCTGATCTTGGATAAGTTTGAAGATTTTATCTTGGGAACACCCTTAGATCAAGCTTCCAACTTTGATCTTTTTATAAAAACAATCTATTCACTTTTCAAAGAACAAAGAATAGGCCCTGAGATCTTATATTCAAATTACATTCTTTCTTTTCGTAATTCAATGTTAAATTCAGGACTTGGGTTTGAAATCGGAGATGCTAATGCACCTTACGATAACAATGAATTTAAGTTTGATAACTTTTATAGAATCCCGCAGTATGGTGGATTGGTTTGTCTTTGTTATCTTTCCGGTATGAGATATGACAAAAATGTTCCTTGGCGGTTTTTTATGGATTTTAACTTATCTTCAACAAAAAGTCAATTAAAAAATAAACAATTAAAAGATTACTTCGAGGAAAACTTCGAAGTTGTCGAAGGTAGCTACAAAGAATTTGAACTTTTGTATTATTCTTTTTTCAAAGCTTATTTGAAAATATTAAAGCAATATTCTTTGATCTTTAAATCTGAACAAATTGTTAAATCTTGTTCTAAATCAAATACTAAAATCAATAGATCTTATTCTATTCAAAGAAAGATCTTAACAGAATATGAATACCAAGATTATTATATTCAAAATTATTTGATAAACAATAATTTAATTTATTATTATTCAGATCTTTTAAGTTTTATTTTTAAAAGTAATAAGAATATAAATAAATTAAAATTTAATATAGAAAGAATTTTGAAAAAAGGTCTTGACAGGAAGTCAGTCATCGAGTATACTTACAACACGCTCAAAAATTGTTCCAAACAGACACGGAGGAAAAATGTACTTTCAAACACTTCAAAACAAGGTATTTCTTCAAGGTCAAGTTATTGACTACATCCCCAAGTCCGCAAACAAAACTTGGGAGTTCAACCCCAAGCTTAATCGTCCCTCCGCCAAATACGGCATTGTTCTGACAGAAGGCCAATCTCTTTCCGAAGTTTGCCCTGCCACCATTTCGAAAGAATGGGAAGAATGTCAGAAAAGAATGAAAGCATTCCTCAAATCTTTCCAGCACGTTGGATGCGATCCAACAAAAATGAACGTTCACACGATTTTTCCTTTTGACTTGATCAATAAGTATTTTACCCTGAAACAAGAAATTTGTCAACATGTATTTGAAACTTTTGAAGAAAAAGAAAACAACGACTTGATGACAGGCATCTACGGGCTTTGCTCCAAGATCGCAGAAAAGGATCTGAACATCAATCTTTCCAACATTCCCTTTCATTTGAGGAAAAAGTTTGAAGGAGTTCCAACTAGGGTCAAATACAACCCTTTCAAGAGCGTTACAGGCCGTTTAACGACGAAGAAAGGCTCTTTCCCTATACTGACCCTCAAAAAAGAATTGAGGGGCCTTGTTGAGCCTTATAGGGCCTGTTTTGTTGAACTGGATTTCAACGCTGCTGAATTGAGAACTTTCTTGGCTTTGGCCGAGCAAGAGCAGCCGGAAGGCGATCTTCACTCTTGGATCGCAGAAGAGGTATTTGGTGGAGAATTCACTAGAGAAAAGTCAAAGCAAAAAACATTTGCTTGGTTTTACAATCCCGAAAAAGAAAACAAAGCTTTGGAAAAGATCTTCAACAGAAAAAAGATCTTGCAAAGATGGTATAAAGATGGTATAATAACAACTCCATTTGGAAGGAAAATAGAAGCAGATCAACATCACGCTCTAAATTACCTTATTCAATCAACAACATCTGATCTTTTCATGGAGCAAGTTTTGAAAATTGACAAAATGCTGGAAGGGAGGAGATCTGATGTGGCTTTTACTATTCACGATTCTTTGGTTATTGATTTCGACTTGGAAGATATGGAGATTGTCCAAAGCATACTTGGAAGGTTCCAAGAAACAAGGTTTGGGAAATTCAAAACAAATATTGCCGGCGGAAGAAACTTCGGACAAATGAAGGAAATGGACATATGAAAAAGATTGTTATCTCTCTTGATTGCCCTATGCAAAAAGCAATTAAGATTATGAAGCAAACAGGAGATATGGAAGAGGTTTATGGTTATAAGATTGGATTTCATCTTGTTTTTACATTTGGTTTGATCCGTTGTGTGAATGAGGTAAAGTTCAGAGCGCCAAACAAGAAAGTGATCTATGATCATCAAAAAGGAGGAAACGACATCCCACAAATGGGAATGAACTTTGCTTCTGCTATGAAAATGGCTGGCGTTGATGAAGCGATCTTGTTTCCTTTTGCTGGACCGGACTCTTTGGACTTTTGGTTGAAGGAATTGAAAAAAAGAAACATTGAAACAATTGTTGGCGGCAAAATGACTCATCAAGGGTTTTCGAAAGAAGAAGGGGGCTTCTTTTCTGATGAAGATTCTTTGAAGATTTACAAGCAAGCAGCAGAGTTTGGAGTGAAAAGGTTTGTTCTTCCTCCAAGTAAACACGAATTTTACAAGAAAGTTTCAAGCATCTTGGGAGAAGATAGGATCATCTACTCTCCGGGGTTTGGAGCGCAAGGCTGCGAAGAAAACTCATTCACAGATTATCCTATTATTGGAAGAAGCATTTACAATTCCGAAGACCCAAAAGAAAGTGTTTTGGAATGGTATGAAAAACTTTGCAAGGAAGAGAAACAATGAATGTGATTGGTTTGGGCAACTGTGGTTGTAATATCGCAGAAAAGTTTAAACAATATCCTCAATACAATCTTTATCTTTTCGACACAGAAAGAAGGGAAGGGGGCTTTCTGATCGAAGAAAGAGGATCGCATAAGGAATATGAAGATCATTTCAATATTCAAGTTGTTCCAAGACACTCCGAGACTCTTTTCTTTGTTTCAACTTCCGGAACAATCTCCGGATGTTCCTTGAAGATCTTGGAGCAATTCAAAGAAACAGAGATCAGGATAGTTCTGATCATTCCAGAAGAAGATCAACTTTATGAGAAGTATTCCTTACAGCACAGACTGATCTTCAACGCCTTGCAGGACTATGCAAGGTCTGGTGTGTTCAAGGATATTATCTTGATTTCAAATGAGAAATTAGAAAGTTCAATTTCAGGCTTGACATTCATGAACAAGTTTGATAAGATTAATGACGTAATCAGCTATTCGATCCATATGCTGAATTACTTTGAGAACACAAAGCCGATCACAGCAACAAAGTTCTCTTCAATGGAAAGAAATAGGATCTTGTCAATTGGATCATATGATTTTGAAAATAATTCTGAAAATGATTATTTTTTGCTTGACAATCAAAATGAGTTTTGGTATTATATGTCCATCAACAAAGAAAGGCTTGAAAAAGATGTTGATCTTATTTCGCTGATCAAAGGCAACTTTAAAGAAAAGAAGAATTTTTGTTATAAGATTTATCCGAATGAATCTGGTTATGATTTTGGTTTGATTGTAAAAAAAACACACTTCCATCAAGGAATAAACTTAGGAGAGTAAAATGAAGTTCAATGTTTATCACGGTTCGTTTAAAAAGAAAGATGGCTCTGTTCGAAGTATGAAGTTTGTGAAGCTGGATGAGATTCCAAAAGAAGCTCTTCCCGAAGGGAAAGGTGGAAAGAAAGCAAAACTCCAAGAAGGGATGGAGTTGGTTTGGGATATTGAGAACAATGGTTACAGAGTGATTAATCATAATACTCTATTGGGTGAATTGGTTTCTTATCATATGTCTGGAACTTTGAATTTGAAATAATTTGAAAAAAGTTCTTGACTTTTTGAATTCGTTTTGATATGATATTACACAAGCTCGAAGCTGTTAACAACACAAAGGAGAAAACAATGGCTATTGACATGAAAAAAATGAGAGAAAAGTACAACCGCTTGAAAAACAAAGGAGGCGGTAAAGACAATCTTTTCTGGAAACCGGAAGATGGAGAGCAAACCATTCGTATTCTGCCCACTTCGGATGGCGATCCGTTCAAAGAGTTTTGGTTCTATTACGGACTGGATAAAGCTCCTACTCTTTGCCCGAAGCGTAACTTTGGTGATGAGTCCCCTGTTTTGGACTTTGCATCCGAACTTTATCGCGAAGGCACTCCGGAGTCTATTGAAATGGCTAAAAAGCTGTTTCCAAAGCAAAGGTTCTTCTCGCCTGTCCTCGTTCGAGGAAAAGAAGAAGAAGGTGTGAAGATTTGGGGTTACTCCAAAACTGTTTATGAGCAATTGCTTCAATTGGTTTTGAACCCCGACTACGGTGATATTACCGATACTGACACTGGAACCGATTTGGTTCTTGCTTATGGTAAAGCACCGGGAGCAATGTTCCCCTCTACCACTCTTACTCCGAAGCGTCGAGCTTCGAAAGCATGCGAAGATGGTGACGAGGAATGCGCTCAACTTCTGGAGGCTATTCCGGACTTTGATGGTCTTTTCGAAAGAAAAACCACACAAGATGTTCAAGCTCTGCTTGATAGATACCTTGCTGGTGGCGACAAAGATGAAGTTGAGAAATACTCTTCTAATGTCGAAGACAAAGTTGGAAAGGCTTTCAACGAACTTCTTGG